ATCTACCACTGCGGGTGTATCTACCACTGCGGGTGTATCTACCACTGCGGGTGTATCTACCACTGCGGGTGTATCTGGTACTGTAACTACAGCGCCGCCATCAGGTGTTGTGCCATCATCAGGCGGTGTAGTTGTTGTGCCATCATCCCAAAAAGACGTATCTTTCTTTTCTATTGTGGGTATTGTGGGAAGAGTTGTTATAGGCGTAAAAGACTTTTCACCACCTCCTCCACCTCCGGGTGTCACAGGAGTCACTGGCGTAACAGGTGTTACTGGAGGTGTAACAGGTGTTACTGGAGCTACCGGTGTAGTAGGCGTCCAATTTATTGTGATTGGGGTAGTAGGTAACGTCGCAATGCCACCGCCATCACCCCCGCCTGTAGGTGTTACAGGTGTCACGGGCTTAACAGGCGTAACAGGCGTAGTTGGTGTTACAGGCGTAGTTGGTGTTACAGGCGTTACCGGTGTAGTTGGTGTTACAGGCGTTACAGGCGTTACAGGTGTTACTGGTTTTGGTATGTACACTGGCTGAGTTGTAGTAACAGGTGCGTCAGGTCTTGCGGATTCCGTCAAACCCATTAAGTAGTTGTACGCGGCTTGGGCACTGCCGTCACGGATGTAACCACCTTCGTCAAACTTTTTGTACAGGCCCATTAAGCCACCTTTTGCAAAATCACCTACAGCAGCATCGCCACCATCATCACCATCATCACCAACAGCGCCCATATCCGCTGCGTTTGCCGCTGTTGTAGACGCAGGGCCACCAGCACCGCCAACACCACCACTGTCACCCCCACCCCCACCACCACTATTACCATCACCGCCACCGCCGTAATCATAGGGGTTATAGCTTGAGGTAGTTGCGGGTGTGGTAGTTGCACCTGTTTCAGTGCTTGCGGTTACCCATCTGTATGCTTGTTTATCTGAGTCCCATGCGTAACGACCATCAGCCGCAGAGTTGTTTGTGATTTCCTTTTGGGTTTGTGTGTTTTGCTGGGGTGCTTTAGGAGCTATACCCATTAAGTACTCGTACGCGGCTTGGGAATCTTTGTAAGAACTTGAGCCGGGCATCTGCGTAATGGTTTTAGGTGCGCCAATTTCTCCACCATCCGCGTACCCCAAAGATTTAACACTAACTGGTTTTAACGCTTTTGCGCGGCCAGTTAAAACATCCACATCAAAGTTACGAATAAGGCCGGGATTGTCCATTTTTGTAACAGTGTCCACACCTTGATCTGCCATTAGTGGAGATGTTGCGGCTAACCCGTATTGAAAATTGTTTTTGGCAAAGTTGCCAAAGGCAGAGGGGTCTTTTGTAACAGCGTTAAATCCGGCAGACAACTTGTCTGCATTTGACATGATGGCGGGGTTAGCATCGCTTGTAAGGAACTTGTTAAACGCTTGTCCTTGTGCGCCTTCCGCAGTGCCTGCGTTAGCCAACGCACTGTCTAAACCAGAAGAAGCGCCTGCGCCCATTAACGACTCACTTAAACCTGCACCACCGTAGGCGCCCAGACCGGCTTGCAAACCTTTAGATAGATCGCCAGTAGCCAAACCTGTAATACCACCAATCGCAACCCCTGTACCCACAGCAGCGCTGGTGCCCAAAGCGCCCCCAATTGCAGTACCAACACCGGGGAGAAAGTAGTTAAGTGCTGCGCCTGCCAACATAGGCAACAGCTTTTTAAGGAAGCCAGCTTCTGGTAGACCCGTGTCAGGGTTGATTGTCAACGAACCGCCATGCGCTAAAGCCAAAGACTGCAAACCCGCAACTTCTTGGGGAGCCATGTGCACCAGCATCGTGTCTGGGCCTCGGCCTCTGGTGGCCATTTGATTTGCAAGTGCGTGTAGGCTCATGTCAGACCTTTACTTTCAGTACGTTTCCGGCGGCGGTGTCGTAGTAAACATCCCCCACTCTAAGATTAGCGTAGTCGGCCTGAGTTGGCAGACTAATCACATAGGTATTAGGCGTAGTGGGGTCGGGCTGAGAAAAACTCAAACCAGCCGTTATTTTAGTGCCATTACGCTGTGTTGCGGCAGAAATTGGCCCCGGATTATCTAATTGATTAAAGTACAAACTTATAACCCGCAGGAGTTGCTCCACATAGGCTTGTGTGTACTCTGTCGGTGGATTGGGTAAGCGTGGGGCTATAACGTTTGCCTGTGCCATTAACCACCCCTTCGGCCATCAGGCCGGATGTCCATACGAGGAGCGCCCAGTTGCCACGTTACGCCAAGCGCAGTGGAGTCAATCTTAAATGACATCTGGCGTCCACGCACGCGTGTGTTGATCTGCCCTGTAAACTGCTCAACTGGGATAACGGCTGTGCGCGTTACTGCGCCACTGTTGCTTCCGCCAACCGATTCAGGATTGTTGTAGCCAGAGCCAGAGTTTTGCAAAGGCTTTAAGTACATGGTGGCCTGTGGGCTGGCGGCTGTGGAACCACGGAACGTGATATCAGGTAGTACACGCCAAACAAAACCAAAGTTGTGACCGTCACCAATGTCAAACTCAGAAGACGTAATGTAGGCTTCTATTGGCTGTGTAGTAGCGGCAATGCTGTCGTCTACGCCCTGCTCGTGGTTCACAATGTTGTAACTGTACGTGGCGGCAATCGGGTAGTTGCGTAGGCCAGAATCAAGCCACGCTGTACGTGCCATCTCGCCGTAGTACCAGATGTCTTCTCCGTAGTTGTACACCGCGTACTTGTCAATTTCGTTTGAACTTCCAGAACAGTAGAACCACCAAATTTCGTTAAAACCTTCGTTGGTACTTGCAAACACTTGCTCGTACTGGGCTTGGTTAATGTCACTAAAAATGTACTGCAACAAGTCGCAACGTAGGGTCTGCGCACGGCCATCGTATTTGTAGAATTTGTCCACGCCCATCCAGTACGTCACACCAGAGGCAATGGCGGCAGCGTTGGGGCCTACGATAGAGATACTGTCTGCAAGAAGCTGTGTACTCCACACGTACGGGGGGCCAAGGTACTGGAGTGAGTATATGGAAGAGTCCGACCAGACAATAATCTCTTGGCGTGACTGCATGGCCGTCACAATTCTTGAGCCGTGCGAGAGGCGAACACTACCGGCTTGGTTTGTAATTGCAGGTGTCCACTGCACAGCATCTTCTTGGTCAGACCAGCGAATTAGCATTGGGTCTAGTGTTCCGACGCCTATCTCATTGGTACCAAACACAAGCACAAAACGGCTAATATCAGACACCAATAGAAAGTTCTGGAATATCGGTACATCGGATGCGCCAGCCAAAGAAGACACTAACACGCCACGTGTAGACAAACTTGTAGTTGCATCCCAGTAGTAAAGGCCACCACCACGGGGGCCAAAGATTAAATCTTGCCCAAAGTTGTTTTGATTCCAGATACGTAGCGCATCTACAGATGTAGCGCCAATACCCCAAGTGCCTGAACCCCAAGCACCAGCGCCCCAACCCACTAAAGGCACTGCATACGCAGGGCCGGGGTTAAGCTGATATGCCGCCACCACAGCCGCGCCGCCGCCAGTAGCCGTAGAGGTTGCCGCAGAAGATGCCGTAATTTCGTACGTAGTAACGCTTGTGCCAATTGTTGATAGTTGAAATTCTCCGTTAAGAGTCAACCCGCCCACAGACGTTGCACCGCTGAACGTTACAAAAGCGCCATTGGCATAGCCGCCTGTAGCATCCGTCACAACCACCGTAGTCGAGCCAGATGTTGTAGCAAAGGGGTTGTTGGCCAACGTAAGGGTTGCGCGGATAGGGGTGATGTCGTTGTATCCCCCGCCGTTCTCAATGTAGAACTTAAGGTTAGTGCCCACACCCAGCAAGTTCTGGCTACCAAGCGTTATCCAATTCCAAAGAGAGCGGCACACGCCTAAAAATGTTGTTGCAGAAATACGCACCCATCCGCCAATCTTCTCTGGCGTACCCTGACGGAACCGAACTTTATCGCAATCATACCAGCCACCCTCGGTGGTGTACCGTGTGTTCTCCCGGTTAACGCCCGGCTTAAACATAATTTTTTGTAATGGCATTTTTAGTCCAGCAGTGCGCACTCAGCCTTGCGGCGTTTAAACAGTCCCGGCAGTACCTTGCCGCCGCCTTTAGTCCAGAGCATCAGTTGTTCTTTTGCGCCTTCCCAATCATTGGCATTGATTTTCCTCTTTAACGTAGATGTTTGCAAGCGTCCTGTACCTAGGTTGTAAACGAAATCCACGATGGCGTTGCACCTGCGTTCGTCCAGAATCAGGCCGGGGCAGTTTCGCAGAACACCGGGCAGGTATGTATGCTCAAGCTCAATCATCAAAAGGGCGTGAGCCTCTTCCTGACTCATTGGTGCGTCTTCTAAAGTTACCTTGCGCTTGTCTGCATAGTAGGTGCTTCCAAAACCGATCGTAGCCACACCA